TTCCAGTACCGCCGCCGTCTTCTCCTGGATGCCCCCCCAGTTGCTCTCCCAGGCGTGGCGAATCAACGCCACAGCCGCAACCAGGACGGCCCCCACAGCCACCACCGCCAGAATGGGGGCAACGATAGCCCAGATGGCCGGGATAATCACAGCCCCAAACAGGATGCCCAGGGCAATCAATACGTCCTGGAGTTCAACGTTATTTCTCACCCAGTCCGCGACCGGCTGTAAAACCTCCTGCACCGTCGCCACAAACTCCTCAATGGCCGTCACGATGTTTAGGATGGTCTCAAAGTTCGCCTCGCCCACGTTGGTCCAATTCAGCATGGCTTCAACAAAGGCATCCCACGGACTCAGCCCATTTTGCAGCTCCGTCACAAAGCCGTTCACAAAGTTGCTGACATCCTCAATGATGGGGATGAGCTTATCCAGCCCCTGCTCCAGGAATGGCACCGCCCGCTCCGCCAGGTCACCCACCACCGTCAACAGCGGCGTCAGCGCCGGGATCAACCGCTGGCCCGCGCTGGTGGCCACATCCGTCAACCGCCCCTTCAGCCCCCGCATGGTGTTGCTCCAGCTGTCAGACGTGCGGATAGCGTCCCCCATCGCGTCAGACCCCTGCTCCATAATCGCCTGCTGGATCAGCTGCGCCCGCATCAGCTGCGGCAGCGTCTCCGAGGCCGTGCTAATCAGCCCCTGGTCCAGCGCCATTTGCTTCAGCGTCGTCTCCCGGATGTCGATGCCATATTTCGTCATCGTCTCCGAGCTGCCCGCCAGCGCGCTCTGAATGTCCAGCAGCGCATCCTCTGTGGCCACGTTGAAGAAGCTGCCCAAATCGGTGGCCATCTCTGTAAAGTTTCCTGAGAGAGTGGCTGCCTGGTCCTCTGTGGCCCCCATGCTGCGCGTCATCGCCACAAATGTGGCTGTCCCCTCCTGCAGCTCAAAAAAACTACGATTGGCATCATCGGCAAACTGCCGCAGGCGGTCATTCAGCCCGTCCGTCGCCGGTCCCAGCGACGTTTCCAGCAGGCTGGCCGTCTCATTGGCATCTGCCCCCAGGCCGATCACTTTCGGCCCGGCAAACGCCGCCGCGCCGCCAATCGCCAGGATGCCGCCCACAACACCGGCAAACACCACCTTGCCAATGTTACCTACAGTTTTTTGGATGCCGCCCAGCGCATTGCTAATCTTGCCCCGCGCCCCGGCCAAATCCTGATCTAATTTATCCAGCGTTGCCCGGATGGGGACAAATGCCTCACCTAACGTTGTCATTTAGCCGGTGCCTTTATCTTGCCTGCCGCGTGCAGTTTTTGGGCGTGCGCATTAATCGCCGCCAACTTGTCGGCCGTGGCCAACCGCTTAAACTGATCGCGCCGCTCAATTTTCTCGGCACCACGCAAGGGGCGAGACGCTTGCCCCCTGCTCAGCAAGTTTTTCAACGACGGTATTTTTTTGGCTCGTGACAATCTGGCCATCAGCCATGCCATTGCCATATCATGCTCCTGCTGCTGCTGCTCGCGCCACACGGCCGCATCAATCGCCGCCCATGTTTCCTGCGGCGTCTGGTCCCAAAACTCCGCCACAGAGATGCCGCTGCGCAGCGCGTCGGTAAGCAGTTCCTGCCAATCAAATTGGCTTACTTTTTTTTAGGCTCATCACCGTTGGCTGAGCCTGCCGAAGCCCCGTTGCTGTAGCTCAGCACCACGGCCACGGCTTCCATCACCACAGTGGCCACGCCAGAAAAACCAACCTCATCCAGCACGTCATAGGCATCGTTAAGGGTCACGGTCTTGCCCATCTGACGGCCGTCGCGCCGCGCCGCCTCCATGCCCGCTTGCAGCAGATTAGCCAGATCGCCTATGCCGCTAACGCCATCCATGAAACCGTTGACCACACCCAGCACGCTCTTGCCCATCTGCCGCTCAGCCGCCGCCAGCGCCTTGTTGGTAAACAGCACCTGCACCTCATTGTCACCTACATTGATGACGCCTTCACCTCTTGCACTCATTTAATTAGCTCCCCACGACGGTCCATTCGTCATCAATTTCCAGCGTGACGGAAATGGTGGACTCCGCCTGATCTGGGAAGTCGCTGTTCAGGGTGGCTACTACGGCGGTGGCCGTTTCCAGCACGCTGTCCTCTTCCTCGCGGGCCACCAGAATCGTGGTGCCGTTGCGCATGGCGTCATTAAGTGCCGCAAAGCTGGCGTCGCTGGGCACGTACAGCCCATCAAATGAAAGGCTGGTGCTGTATCGCCCTGGTCCCACGCGCCGGTGGCGCTTGTCCTTGCTGCTGTAATCAATGACCTCTGTCGTCTCGTCAATGGTCGCCCCGCGCTGCGAACCAACCGCCGTGTAAACCGGCACGCTGGGCGTGCCCGTGTTTACCAATATCAGAAAATCCGTCCCATTAAATGCCATCTCAAACCTCCATTATGTTGATTCAGTCACGTTTCACGCATCACGCTCCACGCCTCACGCTTCCTCAATCCGATAATTCACCGTCACAATACGGCCGTAAGCGTCCTTTTCATCAGCCACCACCGGCCCCGTACAGTCAGCAATCACTGTCTGCCAACTGCTAATCACCAATTCATAGCGGTGCAGCAGAAACCGCACCCGCTCCGCAATCGCCTCAATCGTCTCGGCGCTGCCGCTGTCAGCGGCGTAGCAGCGCACATCGCGCATCAGCTGCCGCCCCCGGCTGTTCTTGGTATCTGCCGGACTCTGGGCCACCTCACCGGCTGTCACAATGTAGGGCAGCACCGCATCACCTGGCGCCGGGTCCGTCGTGAAGATCGCCGGCTGCCCGCCATACGCACCCAGCAGCCCCACTAGCGTCGCATCCCCACTCAGCCGGTCATAAAGCGATTGAGTAATCACGCTCATCCTTGCAGCAGCCCCACAATCACCCGGCCGTTTTCAAACACCGCCGGTCGCAAAAACGGATGCGCCGGAGCTTCCCGGCTGCCAATCTCAATATAAAACCCGTGGTGCTTGCCCTTGGGCGAGGCAGCCACACCCACGGCAATCACCACCTCGTTTGGTTTTTCTTCGACGGTGTGCGTCAACAAATTACCCACCACGTGCCGCCGGTAGCCCGCGCCCCATTCCGGTTCAGTGATGGCCAGCAGCCGCCGCCGGGCATCTCGCTCCACGTAGGTGCCCACGCCCCGCCCGTTTCCCATCAGCCTGGCTTTAACTGATGCCTTCAGTTTGGCCGTGTTCCAGTTCTTGATCATCCAAATATTCCTTGCGCAGTTCTGCCACCCGCGCCTCATGCGCCTTCTGGCTAATTTCCCCAGCCATGTAGCGCAAAAACGACGCCTGGCGCAGCTCAATGTATTTATCCCGCCGCTCCATCCGCTGCCGGTATTCAGGGTGAGCCTTTCGCTGCAAACCATCCAAAAAACTCATCATGATCCCACCAGCACCTCATTCTCTTCTAGCTGCCGCTCCCGGCAGTCAATCTCCAAATGCTCACTCGCCATCGATGGATTGCGAATCCCCTGCACCTCCACCGTCAAATCATCCAGCGTGATGAGCCAGCCCCGCGCCAATTGTGCGGCAGCGGCATCACCGGCCCGCACATACAGCACGTGCGTAATCTGCCGCTCTTCCTTGTCGGCCACATCCGCCTCACTGCCCGCTCGCGGTCGCAGCCTGCCCAGCACCGTGCCCGCGCTGGCATACGTCGTCAGCCAACCGCCCTGGCCATCGTCGCTGCGCTGCGGCTGCCAGGTCGCAAACGTGTTGTTGAGGAGAGAGGTGAAGACTGTGCTCATAGCCGGTACTGGTCCAAAATGTCCTTTTCGCTCATCAGCAGCATTCGCGCTCCAGATGCCCCCATCAGGCCATCACTCACGCCGCCGCCCTGATCGCCTTGAAACGCCACAGAGTAATCACCCAGCGACTTTGAAGCCACACCCAAAGCCCCCTCATTCTCAACCGTAGTCAACCCCGCCTGGTAGGCCCGGCTCGCCGCTCGCGTGCAAATGTTCACAACATCATCCGGCAGCTCGGCATAACCGTGGCTGTACGTGACGACGACAACCTGAATACCCTTCAGCCACTTGGCCCCAACCCGGTGCAAAATCCCATGCTGCCCCAGCTTGTAATCATCCGTCACCGTCAGCGCCTCACCATCCTCAACGACGCTGGCCACACTCACCACCGGCAGCTCCGGCAGCAGCAGCCGCGTCCCGCCCCGGCTGTCCAGCGTAACCGCATCATCCGCCACCAGCTCCAAGTGCTGCCGGCAGTAATTGCGGATGGCTGCCGTCGCTTCTGTCAGCGCCCGCTCCGCCGCCGCAATCTGCGTCGCCGAGCTGATGCTCACCTGCAAAAACGCCTCCATATCCTCGATGCCGGCAAAATTAGCCATTACGCCAATCCTCTACCGCCTGCTGCTGCAACGGCGGCAAAAAGCTCAAATCCTCCGCCGCCCGCAGCTGGTCAAACGTAAAAATACCGTGACTGTTCAACAGACGCGCCGTCGCCAAACCAACCCCGTTAATATGCTTGGCAAAATCATCCGGCGCGGACGACATGCCATCATCAGGCAGTTCGTGCCCTGAGCCTGCTGCAGCATCGTCAGACTCGGCGGTATCGG